AAATCGTGCTTAGTCTTGGAGAACATATTGCTTATGTTGGCGGCAATAAACCTTGATACCAGCACGCTTGAATAGTACATTTCCCTGCACTGGTTTTCCTCGCGGGCTTCGATATAGTCTACAATATCGGCGGGTTCATGCTCCCAAAACTGATTTGGGAGCATTCCCGCCATGCTTGCACGTTTGAGCAAATCGTAGATTATATCGGTGAAGTCCTTTTCAATGTTTTTCTTAACGTCCTCGAACTGCTCTCTTAGCGAACGACGCTCTTTGCCACGTCCGCCGCCGCCGCCGTTATCGCCTCGGTCATTGCCGCCGACATATCCAGCTTGTTTAAGGGCTCTCTCATATAGTCCTGAATGCTCTGCCCTTTCAGGTCTACACGACCGAAAAAACCCATGCCGTAAGCGAAGTTCACCAGCTCGGTATAGATATCCTCCATGTAAGTACCCTGCTCCATGAGCTTATCAAACTCATCGAACACGGCCTGCTTGCTCTTAGGTTTGGGGTTTGCAAACGACATTACCACATCTGCAAAGAAATCCAAATCGCCCTGCTCGTAGGCGGTGAGGAACTTTACTTTGAGATTAGGAGCGCCTATTTTCTGTTTGAGGTCGCAATAAGCCTTGCAGGAGGCTTTAAGTTCAAATTCACCGATATTCATACTACTCTCCTTTATGCGGGGGTGGTCACGGATTCGCCGTTGAACAGGTCAACATAGGAAGTCGTTTCGCCCTGGAATGCGATATATACGGAATCGCCGACAAGGTTGACGGAGAACGCGCCCGTCTGGGCGTTGTTCGCCTGCTGTCCGCCCGCGTACATGGATACGACCTTGCCCTTATAAAGAATGCCAGTGCCGAGCTTGGTAGCATCGGAAGGGATTTCGTACTCTTCGTAAATCCAGATAACATCACCGACCAGAAGCCCCATCTTCGCCATATTGCCGGTCTCGGCGGTGAAGTCAGGAACAAAGGAATACTCGAATACGGGCATTTCCTGCTGACCGGCAAGGTTACGCACGAAGTATTCAGATATAATGTTTACGGAAACCTCGGAGGGCGAACCGCCCTTATCGGGGGTTTGGGTAAGACCGGCTATCTCGGTCTTGTTTGCCATAGTGTAAGCGGTATCATAAAATACGCGCTGGCCTACGGAAGCTTGATACTGTGCCATATATTTCTCCTTTTAAAAAGTTTTGGTTTTTTTGAAATAGACTACGTTGACGTGCCATTTCCCGTTTGAATCGCGGTATGGCTCTGTCGTGCGGGTCTTTATGTAGTGTTTTTCCAGCATTGCGGCGTGAAGTTTGTCAGCCAAATCGAGAACGCCTGTAAATCCCTTGGTGCTTATGTAGGTCTCGCCCCACACACCACATCTTATTGAGGTGGCGGGAAGCGCTTCGCCCTCTAAAGATTTTACCGATGTCTCCTGTGTGATGTTCAATGTCACGATAGGATACCTTTCGGGGGTCTCGTCAGATTCCGGCTGAACCTCAACTTTAAGTTTTTTGTTAAGATACTTCTGAGCGTCCTTATAGATATTCGTCATAGCAGTTTCCTTATCTCGTCCGCCACGGACTGAACAACAAAATCCTTTGCCGCGTCAAAGGCGGGCTTCATATAGGGGTGAGGGTGTGCGCCATAAACCTTGTAGAACAGTCCCTTCTTGCTTAGGACGGTCTCAAAGTTGTACTTGCTCAGGTCTGCCATGCTCTCATGGACATACCACGGGATTTTTGCCGAAGAACCCAACTCGTTATAAATACCCGTACCGTATTCCAGCGTCATAGCCTGCGGGATAGCTGCGGTATGGACTTTGCCCTTCACGGCCCCCGTTTTTTCATCGAAGATGGTAAATTCTATCGAATCCTTCAACTCCCCCGAATCAACGCGAACCATGGAGATAGCTATATCCGCCATTTCCTTACCGCCGCTCTCTGTCCCTTTTCGGATGGCAGACTGAATATCCGGCCTTTCAAACCTCTTTATGACTTTAACTTTGGCGTTAAACATACTTCTTTGCCGTATATGTCGAGAACCCACGGGCGGAATTGACGGATTCCACAATATAGCTCGGCGTTTCCTGCGGGTCGTTTAAGCAGATTCCGTCACCCTCGACTATCTGAACAGGCCCGTCGGAGGGGTCTTTGCAGATTTTGATATATTCCTTGATACGTTCGCCGTACATGGCTATATCCTCTGCGCTTCCGGCAGAGTTAGCCACAAGTTTATACCGTCTGACTAAGGCCCACTCCGAAACAACAGTCTGCCCGTTCACCGTCTCCTTAATGGGGGCAAGCACATAAACGTCCTTCTTATCCTTCGCTCTCATATACCGCTCCTAACGGGTTCATTTTGCCTTTTAAGGCCTGTTTAAGGTTCTCGGTAATATCTATATAGTTAGTGGACACTCCCGCCGCAGACTGGGAATTAAAGGCTTCTGCGCCCATCTTCCCTATCGCCTTTACCGCCGCGTCCTCTATATAGGGCTCTAACCACTTCGGAGGCTCCTTGTAGCGGGTAATGGCACACGCTATTGCGGTATACCGCTCCAAAAACATCAGGATAACGCCGTCCGGCGCACCCGTTTGAAGCTTTACGTTGTTTACCATTACCTCATTCATTTATTCCTCCTTCTTGGGGCGGCCCCGCCGCTTGGGTTCTTCTTCCTTAAACTCTCCTTCGTGTTCGTATCCCAGGGCGATAAGCTTTCTTATCGTCGCTTCGTTGGAAGTCTCAAAAAGGCCACGCACAAACTGTGCTATGGCCTTATCTTCCTTCACATCAAAGGGGATACTCGTTTTGTTCCCCTGATAGAATTTCATGGTTATTCAGTGGTGAGGTTGGTTATCTTACCGTGGAGCCATTCGGGGCCGTAGTTCAGACCTACCTGTCCGAATATCTCGCCCTTCTTGCCCGCGCCGTTCTTAGCCAGCTCCTCAAAGAAGAAGTTGCCCTTGCCGGGGGTGGGCTGCTCTACAAGATGCACTACATCACGACGGAAAAGAAGTATCTGGTCTTTGGGCATGGCGCGGGAAAGGACTATGCCCACATCGCCGAAGTCAGTGATAAGGCGGGTCACGTTCACACCAGCCTCCATGCGGGAATCCGGCATCTGCATGGAACCCTCATACAGCGCGGAAATGGCCGCCTTCTGGAAGGAATTGCACATCAGTATCATGCCGTTCACGTCGCCGCCGTTGTCGAAGATGGACTTGACCAGTGACTTTATCATGGCCTTGGTCAGCGCGGCAGCGGTAGAACCTGAGCCCTTCGCGTCTATGACGTTGGTGGTCAGCGCGGTAAGAATACCACGGGACTTGTTGATGGTAGCATCGGTGGTAGCGGCGTTATACTCGCCCTGCAAGGAAGTGAACTCTATATCGTTGGCGATATTGAGCATCTGGCGGGAAATCTGCCAGTTCCACTCGTCGCCGGGGTTCGCCTGCTGACCGGCTATGTTGATACCGCTCATAGTACCCATGTTAGATTCCTTGGCATAGGAAATCTCGCAAGCCCTCTGGTATATCTGGGTCACGTTGGTATGCTGGGTGCGGGTTATCTTCTTGGTGTCAGGCGCGGTCATGGATGCCTGCTCGGATATGGCAGGCTGGGGGGGGGTATCGAGGGAATACTCCTGATCTACCGCGAACTGAACGTGATTGGTGTACTGAGGCTCCGCTATAAGGTTTATAAACGGGGTCTGGGTGTTGCTCTTGGTGTAGAGCAGGCCGGAATAGTTAGGTACTGCAAAACTCATTATAGGGGCGTTTGCCATGATATTTTCTCCTTTAAGTTAAGTCTATTTTTTTGGATTGCGCGAGGGTCATAAGCTGCACTTGCTTAAGCATATTGCCCGACTTGACAGCTTCCGCCCACTCCGCTTTGATTTGAGCGGCTTCATTTGCCTCTGCCCCGGAAGCAGGGGGTGTGCCGCCGCCCAGAAGGTCAGTTTTCGCTTTCTGCTCCGCCGCAATCACCTTGGCGGACAGAAGCTTTACGATGGAGTTCGCAAAGGCCGTAGCCTTATCCGTCTCCGTGAATGTAGGCATTTCGGGGAAATCGTCCTCTTTCAGCCCTGCTCCGGCAAATATCTTGCCTATTTCAAGGCTGCAAATCTTAGTCTTGTATTCGTTCTCCGCGTCCTTGGCGGCCTTTTCCGCTTCGGCCCTGCGCTGCTCGTCCGTCATTTCCTTCTCCTTATAGGATTTAAGGTTCCTCGACAGCTCGGCGGCCTCGGAGGCTTTTTTGTCGAATACATCTTTTTTTACATATCCTGTATAATCAGGTGTAAATTCATAAGAGGAATAAAGCGCAAGCTTTTCCTCGGCGGTCATATCTTCCCGATAGCCTTCCATTTTGGTAATGTCTATTTTCATTTTTTCTCCTTTGGGATTTATGTCTTCTCTGACAAAATGGGATTTATGCCTTCTCTGGCGTAAAATAGCACCGGCAATTAGGATGTTTTGTCGGTATTTTGTCTATTGGATAAATTTTTCCGTTGCGTTCTTCACACTCTTTGCAAACTTTTTCATCGTCCTGTGTGTGCCACTTGATTTTTTTATAACCGTTGTCCTTAAAGGCCCTTATTACGGTCTTATCTTCAACGGTGATGGCGAATTGGTCTGTTTGCCATGTCACATAGTTCAATCCCCGCGTGAAATCCTGCTTTATAGGGGGATAATTGACGGTAGGGGGGTCTTTGCCGGAGTACTCGGCATCTGCGATTATGGATTCAGCCAATCTTGCCCCCTTTCTTTCCAGTTCTTTTGTGAAAACATATTTAACAACAGGGTCGTAATCGTCCAGAATACCTATTACCCACGCTTCGAGTATCCTATCCGGCCCGTTATGGTCTGCGTATGCTTTCTTGGCTATATCCAAGTACGCTTCTTCGGATAATCTCAGGATTTTTCTGTACAGAAGATTTATCTGGTCGATTACCTTTGTGTTGGAATCAATATAAAAGAGCGTTTCCTTAGTTTTCAGAAACGCCCTCGTTATTGTTTTCTTCAGGCTCTTCGCCCGTTCGTCCCCGTACTCGTACATTCATTGCCTCCGCTATTTCGTTTGCCTCCTGCTTATCCTGTTCAAGCTTCCGCTGATGAGCGGCTTCGGAATCTTCCACGAAAGACACCATATCAAGAATGTCCTTATCTGAAAGTAGCCCGGAGCCCTTGACTTGGGTCATGAACTGCGCCTCGTCCGTCATAGAGGAAGGAATATTCCTTGCGAACGCCACATCTAACACTTCCCAATTATAGTGGTTGGCGGTTCCCTCATTCATCAGCGCGGTTATCTTCTGCGCCCTGCCCTCCAGCAGACCTTTTTCAAAGTTACGCTCATACGCTATTATCGTGTTATCCATACCGTAGTTCTGGTATCTGACGGCCTGGATATTCTGATACACTTCGGCTATTTCAGTGGGGTTAGTCTGGCCTAAAGAGGCGTATATATCGCCAGTCAGAATGTCGAAGTACCCTTGAATGGATTGTATGTCAACATTCTTTATCAGCCATTCAACCTTATTATCCTCGCCCAGATATAAGGTCTTGAATTTGGACAGCCTTTCGTGGAGCTCTTCTTCGTCCTCATCGGTTTCGGGCTGCATATAGCCAATCATAAGAAGAATGGCCTCATCGTTATATTTAAACGTGTTGGAAACGTTGTTCAGAATGGCATTTCTCGCGTGAACCAATGGAAGAACCTTTTCAAAATACCCCTCCCTGTTTGGCATGGGGTATTCTACAATGGGTATGCCGCAAGTCTTAAGCAGCGCCATTTCGGAAGCTGTGGCGGGTTCTTCCCGAACGTTGCCGTCAAATATATACTTTGTCCAGCGGTCATCCGTAATCAGTTCATAGGTCTCATACTTCCGATTGTCCACGAGCGAAAAATATTCTTCTCGAATGATAAAAGCCGTGGGATTGCGGTCTATAGTCTGGTCGTGGAACAACATTGCTTTTCTGGGATCCACGGGCTTGAACTTTGGAGCGATCAGGCCGTCCCTTTTAGAAGCGTATATCCGTTCGTATGCCGTGCCGCATATCAGCGCGGAAGTGGCAAGCCGCATATTCTCTTTGTCCTCATGGTTCCGGCGCATTATCGCACGATAGCGGTTCAAATATGCGTCGTCCCTCGGATTCTTATCGGGCAAATCCTCAAACTGCATCTTAGGCCGCCCGGCAACATCGGAAGTCTTTTTGACTACCGTATTCGTCTGAACATAATATTTGCACGGTGAGCCTATGAAGTACCCGGCGGCTATGTCTACCGCGTATTTAGGGATAGGGGAATATATACCATTCAGGTCAACGCAGTCGTATTCCTTGTACATATCGCACCTTTTCAGAATGGAATCCTCCAGCGCACAGCCGAATACGGTTCTTATATTATCCCCGTTTATCCTGCGGGCTTCTTCCCGCGTTAAAATCATTTCTGTCACAGTATCCTACCTCCGCCGATAAGCTTAGTACCGGCAAATATATCATATCCCAGGGCATATGAAAGCGCGTCTATGCCGTGGTTGTCTGCGTCCTCCGGTATGTCTAACTTCTGTCCGGCGGAATCCGTTTTCCACCGATAAACCTTAAATTCTCCTATCAGGTTCACACATTTCTGGTCGATTATTATTTCATAGTCGTGCAACCAGTCTATTCTTCGGGTGATAGCGGACTTCGCCCCCTTGGCTTTGCCCTTCTTGCATTTGTCCGCATGGATGCCCATCTCTTTAAGCTCTTTGATACGGTCAGGCTCCGCCGCGTCACAGTACACTACATGGCCCAATGCCTTATTGTAGATCAGCTCCCCGTATTGGCGGGTAGTGACCTCGTTCACGAATAATTCATCAAACACATATATCTTGTGGTTATGCTTATCCAGCGAACACTTAACGAAAGCGCAGGGGTGATTATATCCGAAGTCGCTGCCGACACGGATATTCCTAAATTCCCTGCCGGACAGGTCTGCAATATTCCAGTGCTTTCCGCGCTCGAACACGGTAGAACCTAATCTGCCAAAATTCCCTAACGTATCTACCCATAATCTTTGCCCGGTGGATTGCTCCCTTTTCTGAATATCTTCTTCGGTAAGAAAACGGTTGTCGGCATAGGTCGTTTTCAAAATAAAAACATCTGATCCTTCAACTACACCTCTTGCGGTCTTGTCTTTCAGGGTCAGAGATTTCAGTTCGTCTATTGACTTCACATCGGGGTGATGCCACAAGGGTTCAAAAAAGACCTTATAAAGCCAGTGCGTTTCAGGGAACGGGTTGAACGCCATTATTATCCTCTTGTTCGGTTGAGGTAGTCCTCTCAGCTTCGCGTCCTTATCAATACCTCTCAAACAGTTATCCAGAACTTCAAAAGCCTCATAGGAGGGGCATTCGTCACCTTCCTCCATGAATATGTCGGTCAGTATACCCTTCTTTGGCTTCAATGACTTCAATCTCCGTGTTTCCTCTAACGCACCGAAGATTATCTGACGGCCATTATACAGACAGGTAATAGTCATGGTGGACTTGTCAACGGAAAACTCGTCTGTAAGCCCCCATTCGTCTATTACAGAGATTATTTCATTAAAGCAAGAGGTTCTTAAGTCCACCTTGTAATAACGGCACACAAGCCAATTATGGCCGTTATAGGTATCAGCTACTATCTCCCTTACAATGTGGTTCGATTTGCCGGAGCCGCGTCCGCCGAAAATGAGCTGCACTCTCGCTTTCTCATCGAGGGTGCAGGCGTACACATCATTGAAATCGTCCTTGAGGATAAGGCGCGGTTCACCGTTACGCAGCTTGAAGTAATAGACCACATCGTTAGGGTCAACGTTATACTTGGCACAAATTGTGTAAATGTCCATTTTGTGGGGGAGAAAAAATGTGCGGGGAGCTATATGTTTGGCGCGTCCCCCCTACAAAAACCACCCCCCCGTGGCACCCCCCTCCGATTATGCAGCATATACATACATTTTTGCGGTGCATAAACGGGGTTATTCACCAGCACTTTTGTATATCTATACACAGTATGCAGGTACTAACCCCGTATTATTCAACACTTTATACATTTTGTTTTATAACTATTCGTTAAACTACACTTTAACGAATACTTGAGCCGGAAATATACAGACTATGCAAACGCTATACATTGCCGTCAGACCGCCCAAAACCGCCTCTAACCACTCTATCAGCATCGGCCTGGGAGACCTCTACCCGTACCCCGTCAACGTCCCCACAGCGGCTCAAAATAGCCAGAGCGGCGGCCGTAGAATCCCGTGCATAGGGGGCATTTAGGTTTTTTTCGAGGACTTTTTGCGCACGAGAACGCATCCGTTGATAAAATTTATCATCCTCCTTGCCCCGCTCTGCCAACTCCTTGTCCAGCGCGGCCTGAAACACCGGGAACTCCCGGAACCACCGCCACACGGTAATTTTGTTGACTCCTACCCGGTCGGCGATCTCCTTGTAGCCGCTCATGTAATGGGTGGTGCCGTCCTCCTGCTCCTCGCCCCATACCCACAACTTAACGGCCTGGCGCTGCTCGTCTGTAAGTCCTGGTCTACAATGGGGCTGGCCTCTGTACTGCTCTTTACTGCTTGCCATACGTTACACCTCCTTAATCCGCAACGGTAATTTATTTATTGCGATAGTTTATCCCCCCTTTATGGGGGACTTTGACAATCTTTTCAATTTTTCTTTTTTTATTTTTTTCCGCCCCTTCGGGGTTCGGTCTAATACTCCATATTGATATTATAATAGGTATTTACCCCCGCAAACCCCCGCATCAAAAGTTTTTGCCTTATTATTTTAGTTTGTTTATCTTTTCGGTTGACTTTTTAATCTGGCAGGTATATAATATAGACATAACAAGAGAGGAGCACACGACAATGATGACGAGGGACGAGAACGTGATAGTATACGGCACAGCTGCCGACGGCATCAGGGCATGGCGCGGGTTAGCGTGGCGCGATTACAGCTGGAACGGGGAAATAATCAAGGAGTGCAAGGCGGGCAGTTGTGTGCCAGAGTTTGGGCATGATCACGATGATGAGATAGCGGCCACCATAGCCAACATGATTAGGCCCTATGATTGCGATATATATATACGATTCGGCGAGTTACCGCGGGGAGGGCGGTCTACTAACTGGGCCACCGGCGAGATGGAGGCCGGCATATCCGCCTATGATACCACGTATGACGGGGTAACGGGTTGCTACAAATGTTACGGCGCACTGCAAGGGGCGGAGATCAACTACCTGATGCGCGGAACGAATATATATTTTGTGACTGGTGATGTGGTCGACACCGGGAGTGATGGGGAGCCGCTGCTGGCAAACGTTAATATAATTGCCGAGGCGCATGTAACCGAGAATGGCTATAAGGCAATATAACGCAGAGTGACGCCCGCAAGGGCGGTAATGCGGCAGGCCGGTCACAAGCCCGGCGGCAGAAGGAGGATATGAAAATGGTACATTTTAACACGTATGACGAGGCGGTGGGAAATTGCCGTGGTGATGAGGTTGTGGTTGAGGTTGACGGCGGCTGGGCCGTTATGTCCGTAACTGATTATCGCGTCTGGGTCATGCAGGATTAACGGAGGTGAGCACATGACAGATAACACGGTTAAGGCCCTGGGTCGGGCATATGGTATAATGGCGGCGCAGCTCCCCGACATCATCGGGGCGCACTGCCGGGTGCAGACAGCTAATATGTGGCCCATCCGTGGGCTGGGTGAGGGCTTGCGGTATATGATTATTAACCGCAAGCTCACACCCGATGTCGACAGAGCCATACGGGACGCGCTGCAAGGCGCAGAGGATGTAACCGAGGATGAGCACGCGCTGCCGCTCAACCAGCAAGGTATGTGGGAGCTTGCCTATATGCAGGGCCGGTGCGCGCCCGTGCTCTGCGACGGCGAGTATTTGCGGGATCAGCTCAAGGCCCGCAATCTGACGTTGGAGCAGGCCGCCGAGGCCTGTGAGGTAAGCAAGGCCGCAGTGCATTCGTGGTGTGCCGGGATCAAGCCGATACCGCAAGCGCGACGGGAGCTGCTGGCGGCAAAGTTTGGGATAATAATATAAGAGGGCTATATCAGCCCTCTTTTTCTATGTCCTTATAGATTAGATCGGTTATATAGGCGTTAATGCTTTTTCCTAACTTTCCCGCTCTCTGTTTTATTTTTTCTTTTTCTCCTGCTTTTACTGTGATTTCAAGTCGTTCATACGTTTTTGAGTTGTATTTTCTTTTTGCCCTCGTTGCTGATGTGCCCATGTTATCACCTCCGCAATAATTATATCATTTCTGGCATACTGCTGCAAGTATATCTTTCTAATTCTTTAAGGCTTTTCCCTTAATATTTCAGTTGACTATATACTCCCGTAAGTATATAATAGAGACATCGAAAGGGGAACCACCCCGAACAATGGAGGGAGAAAGCAATGAAACGGTTTCATGTTTTTAAGGATGGGACAATGCAAGCAAGTACAACCACGAAAGAGGAAGCCATTAGCCTAATCCGTCAGCAGCAAAAGCGAGAAACGCACCCGATTCTGCGCTCTGAGTACAGCATTATTGCGGGCGAGGAGGAATTTATCCCATACCCGTCCCAGAAGAAACAGCCAAAGGGAAAGAACACTATGGAACAATAAGGAGGCGCTTTTTATATGGCAAGCTACAGAATCGAGAAGAACGCACAATATAACAGCAATGAAATTTATTTTAAAAGCAAGCCCGCCGCCGAGGTTTTAACCGCTCTGCGCGGTCTGAAAATGCGCTGGAACCCGAAGAAGGGCTGCTGGTACGGGTTCGCCGCTCAGAATGATATACTGGCGGCCATCGGTGAGCATGATAACGAGCTGGGCGGCACGATCTCCGAGGGCTATTTAGGGGCTACCCGCTGGGACGGCAACAAGTCCGGTAAACACCTGCACGGCGCCGAGCTGTCGAAGGCGGTCCGGGAGGAACTGAAGGCCCAGGGCATTAAGGGCGTAACGGTGAGCTGTAAGACCTACTCCGGCGGGCAGTCCGTAAGAGTTAGGGTCAACGCTACCGCGACCGACTTCGTGAGCCGTGACGAATACATTAATAATTATAGCTGTAACGATATAGGTTACTGGCTTTATACTGAGGACGGCGAACAGATACACCGTGAAAAATGGTTTGCATTAGACGGAGACGAGCAGCAGCGCACGCTCCGCAGCCATGCCGCCCGCGAGTATGATTATTACATCTCCGGCAGTCACGACATTAACCATTATAGGATTGATGATAACAAAATCTATACCGAGGCCTTCCGCGCAAAGCTGCACCGCATCAACGCCGTTCTTGACGCATTCCATCATGATGACAGTAACAGCATGGTTGATTATTTCGACACTAATTTTTACCGCGATATAACGGTTGTGGCGGCGTAAAGCCGCAGTATGATTTTAAGGAGGTACAATATGCGTTATCAGGTTATTACATGGACGAGGGGCGAGGGGCACGACGAACGGCGGAAGTTTAGCACCCTCGCCGAGGCCCGCGCCGCCGCCCGTATCTACCGCCGAGAGTGCGACGGCGTGGGGATATATGATTTCCGGCTTGGGGTCGTTCGGGAGACCTTAGGACGGTTCCCCGATATATGATTGCATGATTTTCACGTTCTGCATGATTCTGTCATCCGGGCCGTACATCAACGCATGATTCGCCGCTTCCAGGGCTTCTCTGGGGCGGCCCGTGTTATAATAGGCTATAGACAGCATATCAAACGGCAGCGGCCCCCACGGGTCAGGCTCGCAAATGTATGATAATGGCCTTTCCCGTATGTTTACGCATGATTCGCCGTAATAGATGCATGATTTCCAGTTTTTAGCATGATACATGATTTTCATCATTTCAAACCATGCTTCGCGGTATTCGGGGGCCTCGATTATAGCCCTCTGTAGCCACGCCTCGGCCTCTAATTGTTTTCCCTGCATGATTTTACACCGAGCAATGAAACGCATACTGGCGGCCCGCTCAGGCGGCCACACGGCACTTCTAAGGGCAAGATGTTTCTCAAGCGTTTCAATGGCCTTGCCGTATTCCCGATGGAACATATATTCGCGGCCTAAGTAATGCATGTTTCGGTCGTTCTCCGGCTCTTCCTTAACCGCCAGCTCCAGAAGCGGCAGGTAATTGCTGCGGCTTTTCTTCTCATCGGGCCAATGGTCAACCCTCAACGGCAAATCGCAGTATGATTCTTCGCCGTATGATTTCAGCACTTCATGAACGGGATTCTTCCAGTAGTATGATTTTGTATGAATTTTATCGGCGTTGAATGATACTCCGTCTCTGCCGTATGATTCATGGCTCCAAACATATAAATACCTTCCCCGCGTCCCGTGGAAGTTTTTCCGTATGATTTCCGCCCAGCCGGGCTGTATGATTTCGTCCAGGTCGAGGCACACCAACACGTCCGCATCTTCCGGTATGATTTTCAATGATTCATTTCGCGCTACATCAAACCTCCACGGCTGTATGATTTTGGTTTTTACGATGCAGTTGTATGATTTCAGCTTATCAACGGTTTTGTCTGCGCTCCCCGTATCGAGAACGCAGACATAATCAGCCTCTTTTGCCGTCTCATACCACCTGTCAACGAATTTTTCTTCGTCTTTAGCTATGGCATATACAGCTATTTTCATTTTCTCCCCTCAAAAAACAGTTGATGAAATAAATCTGCCCTTTCCCCGTTACTTTCGGGGTGCGTGTTATTCTGGTGCTTCCGTCAGGGTTGGCTATAACCGTTTCCTTTATCTCAAAATATCCGGCTTCCATAGCCTTTTGGGTGGGCATATTCCAGTTTTCGCCCTTCTTGCATAACCAGCCGTTATCCCTCAACCATGTGAACATTCTGTTAGCCCCTATGGGCTTCCCGTTCTGGCGTATCATCTTTGCAAGCTGTCCCACTAAGCAGCTATCGTGTGAGGCTTGCACGGCCTCCGCAAACAGCACTTTGGGGGCGTTGTGTTCTACTGTCGCTTCAAGCTCCTTCCGCCGCTCCTGCTCTTGTTTAAGGGCTGAAAACACCTTTATAGCGTTGGCGGGGTCGGCTATCATCTGTTCTATCGTGGTCGGCGTGGCGTACATACCATGTTTACGGATAGAGGGGAGGACTTCATCAAACACCCAGCGTTCAAACTTCTCAGCGGTGGGCAGCTTGCTATGGGTTATCAGGCGATATACATCACCTTCCGTGATAAAAAGCATCTCCTGTTCGCCACCATTGGTAGGGGTACGCCGTTTTACCGTACCCTTTGCATGGGCGGTAATTGCTTCATTCGGTCTTGCATATCCGAGTGCTTTTGCTACATCAGAACCGCAGAAAAGTGTAGTACCGTTTTCGGTAATGGTTCTCATCTCTCCAAACTGGTTGTTATTGAATATCTGTAGTTCGTTCATTGTAACTCCTTTCATCACCTGTAATTTGGCCTATTAGCGCGTTTAGAACGTTTATGTTTTTGTAGATTATAGCAAAGGCCCCATTGCTCATTATCGAATAATTTGAGACATACTCCGATACCAAGAAATTATCCGTGTAGTCAAATACCGCTTGATTTACTGACGACTGTATATCCCTTGCCAATTCTAAGTCCATTGTTACTTTCTCCAATGCGCTGATTATTCGGGTTTTTTCCATATAGTAAACCTCCATTTCCTTGACCGCAGGAGGCAGACATGATACAATTTATCTGCCTGATGTGGCACGTGAGGTTAGCGACAAATCTTGTCCCTTGTCATCGGCGCTAACCTCGTCTTTTTAGTTTTGGAGTGCTGCTTCTATGGCCTGCCGTATAAACTCATTTCGCGTTATTCCTCTTTCCCTGCAATATGCTTGCACTTGCTCATTTGTTTTCTCTGTAAGACGAATACTAAACTTAACGTTTAACGGCTCCTCCACGGGCGGCCTTCCTACTTTGGGTTGGGACTTCATTCTTTCCCCCTTTCTTTTTGTCCCTCGTCAATTACAGTATATTCATGAGGAACAAAAAATCAATATATACATCTATTGTTTTTCCTTATACCGCCTTTCCATGTTGTAAAAGCCTGAATCAAGCATATCTCACTCCGGTATGTCTATGTATTTCATCATTCTGTCTATCGCACGTTCTTCAAGGTGTTCTATTGCCTTGGGGGATTTATCCATTTTTACACCTACCCTGGTATTAGACGGCATATCCCGCGAATAGAAATGTTCGTAAAAGTTATATTTCAACTCAATTACCCTTCTCTGGTTCGCGGGGAACTCATCTAATGCGGCATCCATGAACGCTACGAATGACATATCATCGTTTATTCTTTCCAGCATTTCGGCCATTTGCAGATTATACCGCTCCTTTGCCGCCATGAGCTTTATAGCGCTCCGGGCGGTCGGGTCGGTAATGTCGCTGCCGTGCGGCATACCCGATAAAACCTGTGGGTGAATATCCGCTACCGCTTCCATTCTCTCTTTGATACTGGCTATTTTTTTATCTATTTCTTTCGCGTTTCTCTTAGCTTTCCCCCAACGAACAAGCAACCGCCTGATGTATGCCCGTTGTTCGCGTTTCGTCATTGGTTCCTCCTTAACAATTCATCTGCCGTTATGTTAAAATAATCTGCCAACCATATGATTCTGCTCGCGGTCGGCTCTATGCCGTCCATCTCATAGTGATAAATGGTCGCCGCGCTTATGCCGGTTTCGCGCTCCATCGCAGCCCGCGACTTGCCCTTCTTTTCTCGGTACATTCGTATCCTCTGCCCTATCGTCATGTTTCCTCCATACGCCGCAATGGCAGTTAGTTTCCTGACCTTCTCTGAACTCCTTGCAGATACATCTGCTTTCCTCATCCTTGATTATCGCGCAGGGACAGTATCCGCCCCCGCGCCGTATACACTCCCATATATCAGGCCGCAGTAATTCATAGCTCATTCTGCGCCCTCCCATATCAGCGGTTTTCCCTCTGCGTCTACCATTACACATACGCCGCCTTGGTGTGTGCTCAGGTATTGTATCCCCGTGAGGTTATCGACATATATTCCATACGTCAAACCCGTGTCCAGTGTCCTCAGTCTGTGGTTACTGGCCTCTGCCTTTGTGCACCCGCACAAGGCGAGGGTCAGCAGGGTTAATATTGTTATTGCTATTACTCGTTTCATTTTTCCTCCTTCGGTGGTTTGACCATTTCTGCCCGTAAGCTCTCTTTTATGTAGTAATCAATGCCAAGTTGCTTGCATAGTTGTTCGGCTTCTTCCCCAAACTGTTTCCAGTTAATATTCGACGAATAGTAATTCATTTTCCCAATTTTAACCTTGTCAAATATGTCATAACAGTTCTCGATACATTCCAAAACCCGATCTGCGTCCGTTACAGGCTCAAAAGAACACCATGTTTTTATTCCCCAGTCATGCGCTTCTTTCACATCTATAAGCCTGTCGCCTGGCATATATACACCGCCATACATACCATCATAGGTAATACCGTACCAATCGTTTTCATCCAGCAAATCAAAGTCACGGCTCCCATCGCCCTTTGTAAGTATCTGGACATGGTTCCCACTTGCCTTGATAGCCTTTATAATCTGCCGTGTCGCCGTGGTATCATGTCCTGTGGGGTATGGGTCACAGGTGAAACACAGGTGTATCAATTTGCCCGCGATTCCTTCCCGCTCCAACTGTTTAATGGTTGCCTCCACAATCCCATCACGAGGCTTTATGTTAGTGTGAAACTGTTCCCGATCTTTCCTTAACACTGACGGGGCAAAGCAGTAATAACATCTGTGAGGACATCCCGTGTAAATGTTGATAGCATAATCGCCGTACTCTTTTGCTTTTCCTTTAGGTATATAAATCGGCTTCATCTTCATGCCTCCTTTGGTGGTTCTGGCAATGGCATCCAGTGAGTAACCTCGGCACGTCCACGATGGATAAAGTGGTCGATTGCCAGATACCCTTTGTCAATATTTCGCACGCCATTTTTACTTCTGGTAGCCACCAGCACTTCCACTTGGTCTTCAGGTAGTCTATCCCTCACGCTAATCCAGTTCATTGGTTTCCTCCTTATCCATTTTCGCCCTGTCTAATACGCAATCTGAGAGCCATATTCTAAGCCGTTCCTTAGCCGCTTCGCGCTCTATATGCTCTTTACTCATTTGCCTCCTCCGGCTTGCTCGCACCATCGCAAATGCCCAAAATCTGTTGGAGCAATTCAATCTGCCCGTTTCTGTGACCATAGCGATACCCGGTTGTATACGTTTCGGCAGTGTCTCCGCTATTCTTGGCTTTTTCAGCAACGAGTGCTTGATACTTAGCCCTTAAATCTACAATTTCCGTTGTATCCAAAACCAAAGCAACATCGGAAACAACCCTGTCAATGGCATTTTCTATCTCCTGATATTCCGAGGGAAATAACTCCACTGCATCACAAGCGGCTTCTATCGCTGCACTTTTGGCTATATATTCTTCATTCATTGTCATTCCCTTCAGTTTGACCACAAGCCATATAGTTGTCCTTTATGCCAACCATGCACTCTGTAGCTTTGACAGATGACAAGTTACAAGCAGCATGAAATCCATTCTCCGAGATAACAACACGGCTGTTCAAACAGGTGTCACATTTACACTCTTTACTCATTACTGCCCCTTTCCTCTACATGGTTCCTTCTAAATGCTCGATTCATGTATCGTTTTGCCCACTTAACCCATTTCTTTGAAACACATATCCAATTTTTTTCATATAGTCGCCACTGAACATCGTGAGGCTTGCCAGATATACGTTTATATGAGGATTTACTCATCGTCATTGCCCCTTTTGCTGGTTCCGTCCTCCCTCCGTTCGCCCTGAGCGCAGTAAAACATCTCATCAACGTCGTTTTTATCATCGTTAAACCACGGCTGGTCGCAGATGCCCCAATCCGGCGCACTACCATCAGCCAGCTCCACTTGGCAAGGATGATAATGTACGCAGTTTTTACATCGTACTACCACGCCGGCGGCAGGAAATTTCATTAACTCTTTTGCCACTACTTGCGCTCCTTTGAGAAACGCTATTGATTCGGGCGTATTGTCTTTTTGTTTTCTCAATGTCGATAGCGTCTTACAAAGTGCTTCTACAAAAACATCAACGTTTACATATTTGCTCATCGTCCCTTATCCTTTCTTCCAGCAGTAGCTTCACAGCTTTGCATATCCACCAGACCAAATCATTCTGCCACATATCGCGGGTGGTTTGAGTGTGTATCATTCCCTGCTCCATTGCCTCCGCGCACTCTATCATCTGTTCTCGGCGGGTCATAATTTCCTCCCGCATGGCTTCATTTCGTGACACCCTGCGTACTCGCACATAGGCACAAGGTAATCCTTAAATTCAGGGCATTTTTCGTTCACCAGCAGCCGCATATTCTCAACCACTTTTCTTGTCTCTTCCGCCGCAAGGAAGCATAGTCTTTTATTGGCTATCGTCAAAAGCTCTTCGGCGTTCATGTCCCATATCATCAACACGGGTTCATCCTGCCGTGCGGCGTTCCTGTCGTATTCATGCTGTCGGTCATTCCTCTGCGTCTTAACATACGGTTGAGCGTGAGTATGGCGGCAGAGGTGGACGCTTACCCAATACGGCAGTTCTATCAAAAAAGAGAATCTTAAATACCGTATCGGCGAATGCCGCGCCGCAAGAATTTTCCTTTTCCACTCGTCCGAGGGGATTTTTACCGTGTCTTTCCCCACCGTTACTAACGCCCTGCGGTATACCTCTATCCAGTCACGCTCACCCGGATATTCCAGAAGTTCTACTCTCATTCTTCCCTCCAACAGTTCACTATCAGCTTGCTTACACCCTGAATCGGCAGTTCCTTCAAGATTTGCCTTAACCGGCAGTTGTTTTTTGCCCCGTCACAGCAAAAGCACTCATTTTTTGTGGCGGCATCGGCAAGGTCAGCTAAATCGTCATAGCTCATCACCCAATAATTTTTACTCCGTCCAGCAGGGCTTTTAATGCCTATCTGTATGTCGGTCAGTTCCAGTTGTTTTTTTAGGGTAATAAGCTGCTCGATAGGTATCGTGTCTATCAGCGCAGTATTGATTTTTTCAATATTGCTCTGCGCCAATCGGAAATTTCGCCAGCCGTTGGGGATACGGTCTACCAGCCGGTGATACTTTTCTTCGTACACCTTTAAGATATTTTCAACGGCGTACAGAATTTCAATCCACGCTCCCCGTGCGGGGAGCGACCACATATCCAATTTTTTTCATATAGTCGCCACTATTTCAATCCACGCTCCCCGTGCGGGGAGCGACCCCACAGCGGAAAAGTTTGAGAGTTGGGTGTTTGATATTTCAATCCACGCTCCCCGTGCGGGGAGCGACATCGCCTGATAACCCACAGCAAGCTTCCCACAGCGATTTCAATCCACGCTCCCCGTGCGGGGAGCGACGTCGTAATCATTGATGTATTTCTCGCGGCTGATATTTCAATCCACGCTCCCCGTGCGGGGAGCGACCAAGATTTGCCCCCGACGTTTGCCGGGGGCTATTATTTCAATCCACGCTCCCCGTGCGGGGAGCGACTATGGAGTATTAGACCGACCCCCGAAGGGGCGGAATTTCAATCCACGCTCCCCGTGCGGGGAGCGACTGGTTCGCGGGGAACTCATCTAATGCGGCATCCATATTTCAATCCACGCTCCCCGTGCGGGGAGCGACCTCCAACAGATTCTGAATATTTGCGATAGTACAAGTATTTCAATCCACGCTCCCCGTGCGGGGAGCGACTATATCGGGGCGGCGTATGCTGCCCCTTGATTTTCATTTCAATCCACGCTCCCCGTGCGGGGAGCGACAAAAGTCGAGCCGCCGGGCGCTGACGGAAGCGGAGATTTCAATCCACGCTCCCCGTGCGGGGAGCGACTAAATTTGAAATACCCCTTGAATATGACCAGATACGAAGGCGGTGCAAGGCTGCCGAAAAACAACTGAAAACGCACTGTAAATAGCCGATAAATAGCCGATGGGAGCAGTCCTATCGGCTCTTTTTTTATGCCAAAATTCAGGTAGAAGGGAGCGTGAAACAGTGTATCCATACCAACCTTATTTTAACCAGCAAACCCAATATCAGCGAACCGAAGTAGTCAAAGTGAACGGCGAGGGCGGCGCAAAGGCATATCAAATGCCCCCTAATAGCTCCGTTCTTCTATTAGACGAAACGGCCCCCATAGTGTGGCTTAAAACAACGGACGGGGCGGGGTTCCCCTCTCTCTCGCCTTACAGCATAACCCCGTATAAACCCGCTCCGCCTGTCGATGTGAACGGACTTGAACAGAGAATAGCCAGATTGGAGGAAATGATAAATGCTAAACCCGATACTACAAATGCTAAGCGGAGGAAGTCCGAGGAAACTCAACCCACAAATGATAGCGCAGGCTAAACAGATGATGTCCGTTCCCGGACAAATGCAGAAGATAAAGCAGATGATAGGCAACGGCGACCCTAAACAGATGTTTTATGCGGCCTGCAAGCAATACGGGATAGACCCCGAGGATATTCTTTCTGAATTAAGGTAGACCATTACCCGAAGCGCGCGCGGGATTGGAATATAAATCGAAAGGAACTTTAGAACTATGGATAATATGCCCTCTCTCGCGGATATAGCCGCGGTAACTGATGGCAAGACTGACGGCTTCAACGGAGGCTTCTGGATATTTGCCTTAATCCTGATCTTTGCTATGATGGGCGGCGGCTTTGGCGGCTGGAACCGCCAGGGCGAATTTGGACAGTATGCCACCGCTGCGTCTCAGCAGGAAATTCTCTTCGGTCAGCACTTCGGCCAGATCAATGACCGCCTGACTAACATCGGCAACGGTATATGTGATTCCACCTTCGCGCTGAACAACGCTATCACCACCGAAGGCCGGAACCTGTCCAACCAGCTCGCAAACTGCTGCTGTGAACAGAGGCTCGGTATAGCCAACCTCTCAGCACAGATGAACCAGAACACCTGCGACATAACCACCGCTATCCACGCCGAGGCCGAGGCCACCCGCTCACTGATACAGGCGAACGAAATGCAGGCTCTCAGGGACAAAGTGTCCAGCCTTGAGATGGATAACCGCATGTACGGAGTAGTCCGCTATCCCAACGGTTACACCTACAACGCGGGTAACTCCCCCTTCTGTGGTAATAATTGCGGCTGCTGCTGCTAATTCCGGCTATGCCGTGATATATCGGGGCGGCGTATGCTGCCCCTTGATTTTTGAAAGGAGCATAAAAAATGGCTTGTAAAAATGTATGCAAACTCTGCCCCAACCTTATAATCTCCCAGGCCGTTACCTTCACGGCGGGAACCGGGCTGATAATCAACCTCCCGGCAGGCAACTATAACGATAATCAGAAATACTGCATCGTGGTAGCTCAGTCTATACCGGCGGCTACCACTATAACCGCGCCCGTGTTTGTCACCATAGGCGCCGGCACGGAACAGTACCCGCTGATAGATAGCTGCTGCGCCCAGGTCACAGCCTGCGCTATACGCACCCGCACCAGGTATGCTACCATCGTCAAGACCAACGCCACGGGCGGCAGTTTTAAACTGCTCAATAAAACTTGCGCACTCACCAACAGCCTTGCAAGCATTAACGGAGGCGCAGAGTAATGAGCTTTAAGGAGATCATACGCCTGATATCCGAAAGACACACCGATATGACGGAAGTGACCGATGCACTCTCTGATATGATGCACACGGTAAAGGACCGTCTGCCGGAGGTGTACAGAGAAACAATGTATTGCCTCGAAGAGATAGCATATCGGATAACTCCCGAAGAGGCGCGGCAGATAGTCAAGGGTATGCGCCCATACGGTCAAAAATGGGACTACGATACCATCAAGGCGTTTCTGGCAACGAAGGGCATAACGGCGGTATGCAAATACTATCTGTGCATGAATATGTACTACAACGACAGCCACGATACCGCCGAAATGGTAGGCAAGGGAGAAGATGCGGAGTTTTATTTCAGCCTTGCGAAAGACTTCATCAACGATATTGACGGCAAGGATTTCAAGGTTGAAAAATATTTCCTTGGGTAGCTGGCAACTTTCTGGCAACCTTTTTTAGAAACCTTATTAAAGGCTGATTTTGAAAAAGGTAGATAAACAGGCACTTTTTACGGAAGAAAAAACCGTTAAAAACCAATAAAAAATAGGTAGCCGCCGGATACCAAACATCAAAAACGCCTGTTTTATACGGGCGTTTTTCTTAGTATATCAGGCACTTTTTGGAAATTCACCATCTTCGCGGCTTGTGCGCCTGCAACCTTTAAATATATGCTTTTGTCAGGCTTTTCTTTTCTCTTTGCTTCTTTCGTCTTTTCTTTTCGCCCGAAAAGAAAAGAGAAAGAAGGGAAAACCCCAATGATTATTCTCCCGGGCAGGGCGAATTCGCTGTTTTACAGTTTATTTTATTGACAGGTGTTATACTGTCAAATTATACTTTTGCTATGATAAACAGGTTTTGCAAAAGAGCGGCGGCGCTGGTGCTGGCGTTGATAGGGATGGCCGCTGCATGCGGGTGCGCGAAAAGGGCGGAGGCGGACGCCACCTTCGTCATGCTCACCGCGCCCACGGTGGAGCCGATAGTCACCCCCGTACCCACGCCGGAGAGCACGCCCCCGCCGAAAAAAACGCCAAAGGCCGAAAAAACGCCAGAGGATAATAAGAAAGAGGACGAAGCCAAAGAAAAGGAAAAGGAAAAGGACAAGCCCAAGAGCACCGCAGACCAGAAGGAGGAAAAAAAGGCCTCCGCCAAGACCCCCCACGCCAAGGACTATACTAAGGTCGATATAAAAAAGGCAAGCGGCACAAAGGTCACGGACTTCGAGACGGACAGGATAGACGGCGGAAAGCTGAGCCAAAGCTATTTTTCCGGCGGGACCATAACGCTCGTAAACGTGTGGTCCACCACCTGAGGAATCTGCGTGGACGAGATGGGTCGTCTCGCAAATCTATATAAAGAATACAGGAACACCGGAGTGCAGTTCTTAGGTATATGCGCCGACGTATACGGCCTTAACGGGCAGACCTGCAGCGACGCGAAGGACTACATAGCCTCCACCGGCGCCGGCTACCCCCAGATAGTGGCCACAGAGGCACTGCTGCGCTATGTTTCGTATATGCCCAGCACGCATATTTTCGACAGCTCGGGCAGGATGATAGCAAAGTACGCGGGCACTCTGAGCGAAGCCGAATGGATAAACGTGATAGAGACCATAATGGCGGAATATTCATAGAGAAACTACAAAAAGGGCGATCTATGAAGTGAACCCCGAAGATTAGACAAAAAAGAATATTAAGTTGTTACGGAATGAGTTCGGTATTGTACCGGGCTCATTCCTTTCAGTTTCATTGAGATCCTTTCGTAATTGTAATAATCGATATATCGCTTTAGTTCATCAATGAAAACGTTAACGTTTTCAAACTTTTCTCCGTAGAACATCTCAACCTTTAGTCTGCCAAAGAAGTTTTCCATAGCTCCGTTATCCATGCAATTTCCTTTTCTGGACATACTCTGTGTAATATTGTGCTCGGCAAGGAGACGCTGGTATTCTGCATGTTGGTATTGCCAACCCTGGTCCGAATGAAACACCGGCGAAGCGTCAGCCGGGAGCTTAGCGAAAAGGCCATCAAGCATATCTCTAATCTGCCATAGGTTTGGACTTGTTGAGATGGAGTAGGAAACTATCTCTCTGTTGTACAGATCCATCACAGGAGACAAATACACTTTCTCATCGCAGACTTTAAACTGTGTTACATCAGTCGTCAATTTTTCAAAAGGCTTTGAGGCATGGAAATCCCTTTTCAGAATATTATCTGCGATCTTCCCGACTTCGCCTTTGTATGAATGGTATTTTTCATTCTTACGCTGTTTGCCTTTCAAATCAAGAATTCTCATCAGTTTTAGCACTGTCTTGTGGTTAAGGGTGTAGCCTTTGCTTCTCATAACCATCAGAACTCTACGGTATCCGTATCTTCCCTTATTGCTGTTGTATATCTCCTGTATTTCCGCTTTCTCTTTTACATACCTATCTGTTTCTGGGTATTTGAGGTAGTAATAGTATGTGCTCCGGGCCAGCCCTGACAGCTGCAGCAGGTCTTTCAGCGGATACTTTTGCCTTAATTCAGAGACGATTATCGCTTTTTGCCGTTCTCT